CCAAGTATTCTGAAAATACAGAACGGAGTTTGTGATAAGTACATAAAAAAAGACGAACCAGTTCCAGATGTACTCAGCGACAAGATACCGGCACCAAAGCATCTAACCCAAAATCAGAAAAAGCATTGGAAGAAAACAGTTAGCGATTTGTTGCACATGAAATTGATGGCAACTGTAGATATGAATCTGGTGGAAGAATACGCAGTCATGCTCGATGCTTGGGACGAATGCCAGAGATTGGCAGCACAACACGGGTGGTTTGATCTAAAGTATGCAGAGGATGATCCGACTAGGCTTGTGAAGTCAGTCGAACAGCCTTGGTTTAAGAAGGTCTCGGATATGTCTCTAAAGCTTTTGAAGTTCGCTCAGGAGTTTGGTTTCAGTCCTTGTGCAAGGTCGTACCTATCAACGGAAGCAAATAAGAATCACAATGTCGAAGACTCTATCGAAGCTTTTATCGAAGCAACAGGCTCTTGAGGCGGGTCAGGATTTCTACTATTCGGAGTGGCACGCTACCCGGTTGGAGGAGTTCTGTGAAAAATTCGTTCGTCATACGATGGGTGACTTCGCTGGCAAGCCATTTGTTCCGATGGATTGGCAAAGAACAATGTTCCGCGAGTTGTTCGGGTGGCTCAGAGTTGAGGATGATACTCGTCGATACCGGACGGCGTATGTATCAACAGCCAAGAAAAACGGCAAAACGACAACACTTGCAGCGTTGGCATTGTTCCTCACTCTTGAAGAACAAGGGATGCAGACGTTTGCGGTCGCGTCCGATATCGGGCAGGCTTCAATATCCTTCCGCGAAGCTGAGATGATGATCGCTAATTCCCCACAGCTTACAAAGATGTTCAAGATCAACAGGACACAGCGACAGATAAATTGTGCAGGCAGGCAATCTTGGTTTAAGGTGCTTCCCGGTGATGCAAGTTCTGTTGAAGGTGTTAATGGTCATATTCTGTTCGACGAATTGCACACGCAAAAGTCGAGACTTTTATATGACTCCGTTCGATGGGCCGGGAGTTCCAGAAAATCGCCATTCTTTATTTGCACAACCACAGCAGGGTATGACCGAAATTCTGTTTGCTACGAGATGTACCAGTACGCAAAGCAAGTCGAAAAGGATTGGACCTACGATCCGACTTTTTACTCGTTCGTAGCAGAGATGCCGGAAGATGGAGATTGGAAAGAAGAAAAGAATTGGAAGATGGCGAATCCATCGTGGGGCACCACAATCAAGAAAACGGACTTTGAGGCATCTTTCAAGGAATGCTCAAACTCTCTATCTAAAGAAAATAGCTTTAAGCGATATCGTCTCAACTGCTGGACTCAGCAGGAGACAAGGTGGCTCGACATGGACGATTGGGATAAGTGTGCTTTGCCACCAAAGGAATCTTTGGTTGGTCGGTCATGCGTTCTGGGACTCGATCTAGCAACCACTTTTGATACTAGTGCTGCCGTGATGGTTTTTCCTTTCGAAGAAAACGATGGGTCTGTTACTTATGACGTTTTAGCTAGGTTTTGGATTCCGAAATTAAACGCTGAAAAAAGGGAGAGAAGAGATCGACTTCCTTACTTGATGTGGAGCAAGGATGCTGGTACAGGTTTATCATTCACCGAGGGTGATATATGTGATTACGACCAGATAAGACGAGACATAAACGAGTTAAATGATTCCTACAAGATTGATGGAATTTTTATTGATAGATGGAACGCAAATCAGTTGTCTGTTCAGTTGAGCGAACAGGACGGATTCAATGTGACAGGGTTTTCTCAGGGGATGGCTCACATGAGTGCCCCAAGTAAACTTTTGGAAAACTTAGTTGCTAGTCAGAAGATACGACACAATGGAAACAAATTGCTGACTAATCACGCAATGAATGTTTCTGTTAAGACAGACCCAGCAGGAAATATTCGTCCAGTTAAAAACTTCAAGAACTCAGTGCAGCGAGTGGATGGCATTGTTGCTCTGATCATGGGCCTTGCTGGTGCAAGTACGTTCCAGCCAGCAGAGGCTAAACCAATTCCGCAAATATTTGTGATGTAAGGAAATCATGATCAAACAAGCATACGAAAACGCGGCCTCATTACTTTGGCTACCCGAACAAGAGAGGGAGCATCTTGAGGAAAAGAGAAGTTGGCAGGGATTCAATCTCGATCCTTCTCGGTCTCAAAGAAATCCATCTGGAATTCGTATCACACCGGACACTGCACTGCAATCAACAACAGTTCTTGCATGTGTTCGAGTTCTTGGTGAGTCAGTAGCAAGTCTCCCCTGCAACCTATACAGGAAAACAAAAGACGGGGGTAAGGAATTAGCAACTGAGCATCCCTTGTTTGATGTCCTAAACACTGCTCCGAACTCTTGGCAAACAGCGTATGAGTTTTTTGAGCAGATGATGTTGCATGTGACTCTTCACGGAAATGCTTACTCGTATATCAAGAGTGGAAAGAAAGGGTTCGCCACTGAACTTATACCTCTCCATCCAACTCGCGTTCAGTGCGAGAGGCTCGAAAACGGAAGGCTTCGTTATACATATACGCAAGAGAGAGGAAAGCAGGTTGTCTACTCTCAAGATAAGATTGTTCATCTTCGCTGGCTTAGTGATGATGGTGTTACTGGAATGGTTCCGGTCCAACTTTCTCAGGATGCTATTGCTCTAAGTCGTGCCTGCGAGATTCATGGCAGTGCATTTTTTGGAAATGGTGCAATGCCGGGAATTTGTCTTGAGACTGACCAAGTTCTTGATCAGAGTTCCGCTACGGCACTACGCGAAAACTGGGAGAGAATGCACCGGTCAAGCAATAATGCCTTCCGTACTGCTGTTTTAATGGGTGGACTAAAGGCTCACGAGTTAGGGAGTAGCAACAGCGACTCTCAATTCTTGGAAACTCGAAGAATGCAGGTCGAAGAGATATGCAGAATCTTCCGATGCCCTCCTCATCTTGTTGGAGATTTATCGCGATCTTCATTCAGCAACATCGAACAACAATCAATCGATTTCTTGCAGCATACTCTTCAACCTTGGCTTACAAGAATCCAAGCCTGCTTAGGTCGCGATGTAATAGTTGACAAAGATTTGTTTGTTGAGTTTGACCCAAGGCAGTTATTGCGTGGTGATGTTTCAGCGAGAGCGTCTTACTATACGACCATGTGGAATCTTGGAGTCACTTCAATCAATGAACTCCGAGCGTGGGAATCCTTAAACCCAATCCCCGAAGGTGATGCAAGATTTATTCAACTAAACATGCAGACCCTTGATGAAGCGAATGCAAAGGGAGACTCAGCAGTTGCTCAGACAGAGCAAATGAAAGAGATGCTAACAGAAGAAGGGATCAATGGGGATGGTGGTGAGTCTTCTGATCCACCGGGAGAAGGAAATGTTGCAGATGTTTCTATGAGTGGTCAGCAGATCACCGGACTTCTGACAATACTAGAACAATACAGCGGGGGACTGATTGGGGAAAAAGCAGCAAAAGCTTTAATAAAAGCTTCTTTCCCTTCAATACCAGATTCCTACGTCGAGGAAGTTGTCGCGGACACGAACGAAAAGCCAGAAGAAGCAGCGGGTCCGGGCCTTCCTCAAGAACAAGGCGAGATGGTTGATCCATTCACTGGTGAGCCGATGCCTAAAGAAAGCCTCGAAGTAACAAACGAAGCCAGTGAAGAGGATGAAGAGGTTGACGACGAAGCAGCAGCGGAAGAACTTTCCGAAGAGAGTCGCAACTGCGGAACAGGTGCTTTAGGAGGAAAGCAAGGTTTCCAAGCTGGCAACAAATGTGCTGGCGATGGTTCCAAGTCTCAAAAGAAGGGCGAAGGGAAAAAGGAAGACGTTCATTCTGATTGGACTTCTTCCAATTCGGCATCGTGGGATAAATCGTATGAAGGTGTAACAGGAGATTACAGGCAGGACTTCAGCCTTTCAGATGGAAGTAAGGTCACTGTTGAATTGTCTCCCCGTAGTTTCCCAAGCCCGAAAGCAAAAGATTGGGAAGCTACGTTCTACGTTAATCAGAATCTTTATCACGAGTTCAGCCCGGAGAGTGCTAGGTATAAAGCTATGGAATTGATGCGTGGCGTTACTCAAAAACTTACTGCGTTCGTGCAGAGGGATCACGTTCAAAGAGTTGAGTGGACTGCGATGCAGGATGATGCTCGTGATTCAAGAGACAAGATGTTTAACTACCTTGGAAAGAAGTTGGCCTCTAAGATTCCCGGTGTTAATTACGACACAAACGGAACACAGGGAGTTCTTTACAAGCCAAAGCTGGCTAAACCTGCCGAGGACAAGACCGCCGAATCGATTGATCTATCAAATCCTGAAGACGAATGATGCAAGCACCACCACTTATCACAGAAGAACTTCTTGACGAAGATTTCTTTGCGGAACTCGATGCCCTGATTGACAAGGACTTCGAGGGAAACAAGGAAATCCAAGGCGAGAACCGCAACTGCGGAACAGGTGCAGTCGGAGGCAAGCAGGGATTTCAACCCGGAAATAAATGTGCTGGTTCTGGCGAAAAGAGTAAAGGGAAAGCCGAGGGAAAGAAAAAAGACGTTCACTCTGATTGGGACGATGGAAAGACTGCGGCAGAAGCAGGATGGGAATATTGGAAGTCGAAAAGCAGAGAGTATGTACCGGGAGTGGAGTCTTGGGAGCGTTCTAGGAATCGCTTTATTGTGAAAAATGCTGTTGATGATGAGGAAATTGATGTTCGCATTGTTTCGTCAGGGAGCGGTGAGATTCATCCGAGGACTTTATCTTTTGAGGTAAATGGTAGCCAAGCAGTTACCGGTAAAGGTCGTGGGGTGGCAATGAAAGTGATAAGAGAAGTTGCAAACAGGACTACTTCTCTTTTTCAAGAAGATAATGTTCCCGGTCTAATTTTTACCTCTGACTTAGATGATGGCCCGGGCAGAGCAAAGCTCTATAAGAGAATGTCAGAGATGCTTGCAAATAAATACGATGGAATATCTTTGGCAAAACCGACTCTTGGTGGAAACCTCGCTTTTTCAGTTGTTAAAAAAAGCTTGTGGGAAGAGATAAAGGTAAAGATGGCGGATAAAACATCTTCGGGCTACAAGTGGAAAAAATCAAAAGACCTGCCTGTGAAAAAAATCAATGATTTTTTCAATCCCACTGATGGTTTGGATTTTTATGATGGTGATGACGTAGATGAACAGTGGGACCAGATACCAGACAATACGGGTATCTACTACAGGTTCATGGAGGTGCCAGATCAAGTTGAGAAGACATACTTCTTTGATGAACTGCTAAACGATGAAAGTTTTATGCAGGAAATTGAAAGAATGTTTGACTCCATTGAGAACCGCAACTGCGGCACAGGTGCAGTCGGAGGTAAGCAGGGTTTTCAGCCCGGGAATAAATGTGCTGGTACTGGTGAAAAGAGTAAAGGGAAAGCAGAAGGCAAGAAGAAAGGCGTTCATTCCGATTGGGACGATGGAAAGAATGCGGAAGAAGCAGGATGGAATACTAAAGTTTGGAATAAAGAAGAGAAAAAAACAGAAACGTACCCCGGAATCGACAGGGGTGAAACTGCTAAGAATCAATTCTATGTAAAGATGAGGGGGTACGCAGATGTTGAGGGTGGCGTTACCCCTAGCCATGTAGTCAAGATGACTTCTCCGCCCGATGGAGAACTTACAGCAAATATGTTTGACGATGAGGACTGGGAGTTTGCTGCACCAAGAGGACTGATGTTTTCAGTAGATTCAGACATGGATGTTACGAATAAAGGTCAAGCGATGACTATAATTCGTGAGGTGTCTAATAGGGCAATCTCTTTGTTTGAAGACCCTTCGGTTCCCGGTCTTGAATTTAGTGCAACAGTCAATGACGGGATAGGCAGGACAAAGCTTTATACAACTCTCGCAAAAAAGTTAGCAAAAAAAGTTCCCGGCTCAAGGGCGTGGGTGTCAGAAGATGCTGGGTCTATGTATTTCTTTGTGACAAAGAAATCAAGTACCCAAAAATTTCTTGAGTATATGGACACGATGGACCTGCGATATCTCGATGACATAATCGCAGACGGGTACGATCCAAGAAAATACGCAGATGATTTTCCGGAAAGAAAATGAATACTAGAGTTTCATCACTACCGATAGACGAAAGCATTCTTGATGATGACTTCTTCAAGGAGTTGGAGTTGCATCTTGGTATTTCTGAGGAAGAGAGCCGCAACTGCGGAACAGGTGCAGTCGGAGGTAAGCAGGGTTTTCAGCCCGGGAATAAATGTGCTGGTACTGGTGAAAAGAGTAAAGCCAAAGCAGAGGGAAAGAAGAAAGACGTTCATTCCGATTGGGACGATGGAGCGACTGTTGATAGGCACTGGGATTATGACGCAACGGAGGACGAGTTCAGATCATCCTTCTCTACTTATGCACCCGAAGACGAAGACGGGTTTGAAACGGAATACTTTTACAAGCTTGAAGCAGACCGGGACATAGGACACCCTGTATCCGACCTCACAAAAGAATTGTACGGGAGGATGGACTCGCCATTCTATGATGTGCAGTTTTCTTTAGAGAACGGAAAGAACAGATTCAGGATTCAAGACACAAAAACTGCACAGCAAGTTTTTAGGGAGGTGACGAACAGAATGTTTTCTCTCTATGATCTCGGTGAAGTAGATGGTCTTATTTTCTCATCCTCAAGAAGTGAACCTTCCAGAACTAAGCTTTACCATTTCTTGTCAAAGTTTGCTCAAAAGCGAAGGGGTATAAAAGCACTCATTGACAATAACTACAGAAACAAAATTGTGTTCCACTTAATCAATGAAAAGATGGCTGACGACTATAAAGAAATTTATCGACTACAGGACAAACCTCTTTATTGGGTGGATGAAACAAGCAGAGAAGACCTTGATATAGCGGGGGTCTTATGACAATCGGAATTGGAATAGACCCAGACATTCTTACTGACGAGTTCTTTGAAGAACTTGAAAAGGTTTGTACTGAAGACGACAAGAAGTCAAAAGAACCAAAGCGTTCTTTTGAACTCGATGATGCCTTCTTTGCTGAGTTGGATGAACTGGTTGATGCCGACTTTAGAAACTGCGGAACAGGTGCAGTCGGAGGTAAGCAAGGATTTCAGCCCGGGAACAAATGTGCCGGTACTGGTGAAAAGAGTAAGGGCAAGAAGGACGGGGAGAAGAAAGAAAAGCAGAGTGGACCTAAAGCTGCAACTGCTTCAGAGATAGATGATGCCCTTGATTACACGGCTAGTGGAATAACTCTTGAGAGTGATCAAATTTTTTACGAGGGCAAAAAGTTTCCGGATAGGGACGATAAGAAGTTGTCGCAAGTCGGCATTACAGATGGTGCCCTTTACGACACAGAAGTAATGGTCAAAGACTCTTTGTCGGGCAGCAAAGGAATCCGAAATGCTGGGCCGCATGAGTTCTTTTTTTATGACTACAAGACCGACGAGTTGGTTGGGTTTGCAAGAGGTGTGACTGAAAGAGATGGATCAATAAGGCTTTCAATGATTGCCTTAAAGCCAGAGCATCAAGGCAAGAACAGGGGAACAGAGATATACAAGATGTTTCTTGATGACCTCGGCTTGAAAATCAAATCTGATTTTGAGCAGTCGGATGGGGCACAAGCGGTCTATAGAAAGTTAATTGGCGAAGGATACAAGCCAACCATTGACGAGGATACTGAAACTCTTGTCATAAACCCAAAGACCGCAACCACTAATCAGCTAACAGGCAAGGCAACTGGTCAACTCAAAGAAACCGGTGGATTTACTGTTCACCCGATTACAGGAACAAGCCCTACTAGCGGCTACATGGTGGCAACTGTTCCCGGGGCAGAAATAAAAGTAGATAGCCTAACAGAGAACAAGTTGTCGGGGTTTATACAGAAGAACACTGAGAATTTCAAAAAAGACAGCAAGCTTCATGCTGGTGGTTGGTATAATAAAAAGGATGGAAAAATTTATCTTGATCTGTCTACTAACGAAACCGACCTCGGTACGGCGAAAAGTTTAGCTAAGAAATATAAGCAAATCGCTATTTGGGACGTTACTAATAAGCTTGAGATAAACACAGAAGATTTATGGAAGGGTGACAATGCCAACGAAGAACAAGAAAGAAGCGTCGAAGGAAGAACAGGACGTACTCGAAGCACTCGGGAAAGAGTCTCTACGCAGGGGCAAGCCTCCCGGGGACAACGAGGACTTGATCCGGTTCGACTTCAATCCGGGCGACGAGAAAGACCCAGCAGCAATGCTGAAGGCCATCCAAGAGATGGCAGAGAAGTACAAGAAGAAAGAAACTGCGGAACCGGAGCAGTAGGCGGGAAGCAAGGTTTCCAGCCCGGTAACAAATGTGCTGGTTCTGGTGAGAAGACCAAGGGTAAAGCTGAAGGCAAAGAGAACAAAAAAG